ATTATCGCAGAATCGCAACAATCGCCCGGTATTACACTAATATACGACACACCATTGGTAAACGACCCAAAGAAGGTTCACATAGAACTGCATCTGAGGTCAACCGGCGACATAAAGAAAAAAGAAGGAAGAGAGATCTGGAATCTTTCCTCACAAATGAAGAAACAATGCACGTTCATTTCAAAAACGACATTCATTCCAATTACCTTAAATCACAATACCATCCAACTACTTCGGAAAAGCGCATCGAAATTCTGAAACTCGCACCCAATCCAGAAGTTCAAAAGCATCCAAAGTTTACAACGCTAGGAAATACGCCACCCAAGGTTTTACCAACGTGGTATAGAAAGTACCGCTCATCGTATAAAACCTACAATCCCATGGTTAAACCACGCGACAACCTTCGACCCGACAAGTTTCTCGAAGAGTATCGCAAAACTGTGACACTGGAACAAAAAGGCGAACCATTCGTCTTTACAGGTCCCCAGTCCGCGTATAACACCCTAGACAAAATAAACATGCTACTCAGGGATTCAACTAACCCTGGAACTAATGTAGATAGGAAAATATTGGACAAAGCAATCAACGCAACTGTTCAAGAGTTCAAGAATGTTAAAATTAAACCAATAAGCTACAACGACGTTATATCATCTCGTCAGTTTTTGCGTAATCGCAGACATGACACAGGATTTTCAGGCATAGGCTTCGCAGACAAATTCGAGCTAGCGAATAACCCTAGCTTCCGATCCTACGCCAAGAATTTCGCAAATTCCGGTGAATTAGCGACGTATAAGCTGTTTTGGAAAACAGAAAATTTAAAAAAAACGAAAGCGCAATTAATACCCCGAATAATATATGGTACTAATTTAGAAGCAGAAATGGCAGAGCGTCAATCATTCCAACCATTCCTTAGTTCACTCAAACATAGGAAATGGTCTACACCTAGTAAGATAGGTATCAGTAATCAGGAATTCCCCCGATTGTACGCTCGCCATAATTTAGACAAAGGTTGGTTAGCAAATGCTATAGACTTTAGTAAGCAGGATCGTTACATGCCCAAACCAATAATGGATGCACGAAAACGAGTCATGACGCGCATTGCCGAATTACAAGGTAATGATCGCAGAACAATAAACAACATAGCTCGAATTATTGATAAGACCAGTTCGTACTATGTTGTGACTCCAACCGGAGAAGTTGTACAACTTAACTCCGGCCATCCATCTGGCTTGTATCTAGGAGCTGAAGGCAACACCATTAACCACCGCATAATCCACAATTACGTAGACATCAAGCATGGTTTCGAAAACATGAAAAAAGTTGATTCACAATATGGCGACGACGCTCTCCGCTCATTGCCACCACACGACCCAATGACACGAAAGTATTTGAGGTCGAGACCAACTTTATTCAAAACTATCGAAAATGACCTTGGTCTACAGACCACAGTGGATATGTGGGGCGAAGTAGCCCTCAATAACCATGAACCTGCCTTCTTACGCAGAAGCTTTGTACCTAATCCCACTGGTCCCGGTGTTGTAGCAAAGTTTGAATCCAATAGAGTCCTCAACAAGTGGTT